GATTTATTTTATTTTGTGGATACTTTTCTATTAAATCATCAACTGTAGATTTTATTGAAGTAATATCTGATAATTTTATTAATTCCATTATTTATATGATTTCTTTCTCCAAGCGAATTTTTTATAATTATCTAGTAACACATTAAAAAATTTTAATTTTCTTTTAGATTCATCAATATAACTTTCTTTATTTAAAGCCACCTTCATTTTCCAATCATCCCTTTTAAAAGGTATTAATAATATCATAGGATCACCTTTTTTTAAAACATGTGTCTTGCTTGAATCTTGAGTCCAATAAAAAGGAAAATGAGTTTGAAAATGATAAGAATCAGTATCAACGATACCATCAATAACTTGAAAAGGTAAATTTCTGTTAAAAGGTTGAGTAAAAATACAACTATATCCAGGTGGTGTTTTGATATTCCAGTGATTTATAAATTTAAAAACAGCATCAACAGTCCGTCTATTATATCTTAATTCGTCATCTATTTGTTTGGGAGAATGATACTCTATACCTATTTGAGCTGTATGGTCAGGGTGCATATTCTCAGGAAAGAAAAATTTAGCTTGACCATCTTCGTATACAAATTGAATATCTGATGCAAAAGGTATTATGTATCCACAAGTCAAAGCGTCCAGAAAAGGAACACATTTTTTTACTGTTTCTCTGTTTAAATTTTTTTCATAAAAAGATTGCATATTTTTGTAAGCGCTCGGTATATGATGTAATGCTGGTTTTGGATGTGGTAATTCTTCAGAAAACCTTGAACTAAATAATATTTGTTTTGCGATCACAGTCCGTTATTACCATCAAATTTTTGATCTGCGTATTTTCCTTCTTGATCCACGTAATGTAAAAAAACAGTTATATAGTGATCATGATTACATTTTTCTCTCCAATGTAATTTATCAATACCTTGAAATATAACAGCATCATTAACCGATACTGGTATTTTGTGTTCAATTTTGAATTTATGCATAATATTACCCATATCAAGATACTGATAATCTTGACTCTCGTCTAAACTACCCATGAACAAATTATAAGGTTCATCATTAGGCGAGCTTCCTATACATAAAGCTACAGTATATTCACAAGCTTCTCTATCTGTGTGTGGCCTAAGATCAGTTCCTTTCTCATAAACCCTTAAATAAGAATATGTAGGATAAAGTTTTTTATTTACGTTTTGCTCTACAACGGGTGTGGATAAATCTAGAATAGTTTGCATTAAATCATCATCTTTAACCCAAGCTAAACAATCAGTTTGTTTATCTATTCTATTAATGACCTGTGGTCTCCATTCAGGTCTTGAAAATTTCATTAAACAATATTGATAAAGTATTGTTGAAACTTGCTTAGGTAGGAAATTCTTAATATGTATTGGTTCCATTAATATACCCACGCTATCAAAGCGTAACGTGTTCCTTTTGTAACTTTATTAACTTGATGAGGAAACATAAAACTAGATGGAAAAACTAAAGCATCACCAACATTTGGTTCAAACAAATTGTTTTCAGAACCATTTAATTTTATATTAAATTCTCCACCCTCATATTCATTATTTAAGGCTATTGATATTGAAAGTGCTCGTTGAGTTGACGAAGTACCAAAGTCAGTGTGCCATTTATATCCTGCGAGATGTTCATTTGCTTCGTATTTAAGTAAATCTAATTGCGATAATTTTGAAACGTGTAAATCTTCATGCTTCTTATTATAAGCCTCAATGACTTCAAAGAGTTTTCTATTTAAGTAGTTATATAAAATTAATTCACCGAAAGTATGATTTCGTCCATGAATGTTTGTTGTTTGACAGTTTCTAATTGATTTGTTAGTTGAACTTTTGTCAGCATTTGATACTTGAGCATCAAAATAATTGTTATCAAAAACTCGAATAATTCTTTGACAAATAGACGTGGGAATTAATTTACGTACTTCTACTACGTATTGGTTCATTGAAATTTAAAAAAACACCTTAGTAGGTAATACCATTATTTGATAAATAAGTAACTCTAGCAGAATCGGCAGCCGTAACTGCTGCTGTTTCATCTTCAACAAAATCTTCAATATCCTTACCCGCATTTGTCCAAGATGTTTGTTGTGAAACTATGGTGGCAGTGTATGTATCCATCCATTCTTTTTCAGCCTCTGTTCTCTTAACCATATTAGTAACCCATTGAGGTAAATCTGATTGTGATTCGTAAGTAAGATTCTCTCTTGTATCTGTATACTGTAATTCAAAAGACCAATCACTACCTACTTTTCTACATTGAAGAGCATGAACTTCTGTCGGAATCTCAGTGTGAGATCGTATATTAAAAAAAGTTGTGCCATCAATAATAACATCGGATTCTGTATTACCTGATCCCAAAGCAGGACCATCATTTGGTTGATTTTTCTTATCGAGATTAGGTGCACTATCAAAAATAATAGTAAGCTGTGATGTAACTGTTGTATTATTTATTTTTATTGACATTTTTTACTACCTTTTTATTTTTTAATTTTTTAGGTTTATCACTTACTTTTACCTTATTATTGCTTAATTGTCTAATGGTTTCCTCTTCCAAACTTTCATCTTTAGTTTCCATGGCTTTTTGATGATTACCAATTACTTCAAATATAGAGGAGGCAGTTTCCATGGCTTTTTTAGCATTACCACTTTGAGCTAAAACCTTTGTCATTATATTATTTGACTGAACCATTTCATTTCTAAAGGATTCGGTAGCAGCTTTTGTACCCATTATTTGTTGTGAATTTTCGATTAAAAGCAAAGGAATCCATGCTATGGAACATCCCCATTCTTGTACATCAAGTCCTGTTTGAGGATTCTTACCTTGAAGCATATTATACCAAACACATTGATGTTTAATACATTTCTTATTTAAAAGAGGACATTTACCGTCAGGGTCAAATATAGGCACTAGTCTTTAGCTGCTACAATTACGTTTGCGTATTTTATGTCCATAGCGGGAATAGAAAACTGTGCATTTGGAGCATTTGCAGATGAAAGGTTGCCACTAAAAGGGTGAGTATGATTACCACCACCACCTTCAGAGGTTGTTCTAAAATTAAAAGCAGCTGGATTATTCATAACTTGAAGATTTACCATCTGGGCTGGAGGATTATTTTGAGCATTTCTACCAATACCGTGATCGTGAGCAGCAATTTGAGGAGTTGATAAAGTTGTATTACCAACTGTGCCACTTACTGATCCTGAAACAGGTAAATTTTTCTGTTCTGTGGCTTTTGAACCAGTAAAAGTTGTTTGAAAAGTATCACTACCACCTGTGCCTGCACCTGAACCTGTAGTCACACGAAAAGCAGCATCACTTAATGCAGTAGCAGTATCTTGTGTCCAACCTGTTGGAGCTGAGGCTTGATAGAAAACCATTTTAGTTCCTGAAGCAAAAGGTTCAACTCCTGTTAAACCAGCACCACTACCTGTAAATAAAGTAGCCTGAACTTGTCCATTACTTCTAAGTGTGATGTTACCACCACCTGCAGTTAAATTTTGACCAGAAGCAACTGTGGCTCCTGCATCAAAAGTTGCAACACCTTTAAAAGCTGTTGTTCCTAATTTATCAACTGCATTATAAATTTTAAAATTAGCTGTACCCTCACAATAAACATGTGAGTATGCTCCTTGTGTTATAACAAAACCATTTGCTGTATGTCCTGTTGCAGCTATGGTAAGAGTTTGAGAACCTGATGTATTGTTAAAGAAAACATAATCGCTTTCAACGGCAGGAATAAATACTACGATATCTCCCGTTAAGGCTCCTGTGAGTTCAATTACTTTATTCGCTGATTCAGCGGTTGGATCTGCGTCTGCAGTTGAAAGAGTAATATTAGCAGAACCTGCAACAGATTTAGCTAAATAACCACCACCAAAGGCATCTAAAACATCCAAATTATTATTGGTATTTGTACCCCAGGTATTGGCGTTAGCCCCTGTTTCCATCTTTTCTAATTTGAATCTACTTGTATATGTACTTGCCATGTTTAAACCTCTCTAAAATATATCTTTTTTTGTTATTCAAGCAACACTTTTTATGCTGCGTCTACCCCTGTCCAAGTATTACTTGCACCTGTTACTACATTTGCCCAAGGTGTGGCAAACGGATTTCCTGTGACTATCGATAAGTCAAGTCCTGTTACGTTAACAATAGCTCCACCTGTAGCTGTTGCTGTTCCTGCAGCAAAACTCATGGCAACTGTGGAAACACTTACAATTACACCCGTTCCTACCTCTACTGTTTCCGTACCTAAAGCAGAAGTCATTGAAACTCCTGTAGGTTGTACAAGAGCATCTGCCTCTGCCACAGCAGTTCCAAGTGCAGAAGTCATTGTTACTGGAACAGGATCTACTTGTGTAAATATTTCAATAGTAGGTGTTCCAATAGCAAAGTCTAATTGATCGGAAGGTGCAATAACTGCAACACTTCCCTCACCAGAAACAGTCGCTCCTGATAAAGCTACACTTACTAATTGACTATCTAAAGTAACAAGAGATGTTCCTGTTTCAGTCGTATCACCTAGAGCGCTTGTCATCTCTAAGCCTGTTACAGAAACTATGACACCTGAACCTACTTCAACTGTAGGAGTGCCTAAGTCCGTGGACATCGTCACACTTGTGACGTTAGTAATAAATTCTATATTCTCATTC